ATAGTTAACGCCATCTCAGGACTAGCTGAACCAGATGACTTACGTTTTTGAGTTAGTAAAGCAATCGGTAAATTACAAGAATAATCTCCCATACATAATGATGTTAAATCAATCAATTTAGATTTACCATTACCACCAGTACCTGTCCAGATATAAAATCCTTCATCTCGATTTTCACCTGAAAGACACTTCGCTAAAAACTTTAATGTATATTTCTTAACATTAGGAATAGGAACAATCTTATTTAAGAAATCATCTAAATCACTATATAATCTGTCATAAAATTTCATATCAGGGAACATATTTAGATCAGCATTACTAAATGATTCAATCATTTTATCAAGTTTAATAGGCATATCACAAGCTTTTACAGGTAAATGAACCTTGGTAGACATTGTAACATAATCTTCCGGTCTTCCTTCCCTAAAGACATTATTCTTAAGATCATAAATACCATTTTCAAAACCTAATAGATTTGTATCTGTATCAAACTTTTCCATAATTTCTTTCTTATAGAATAGATCTCTAAGATTTTTCATAACACCATTTACATAATTACCTTGTAAGAGTTTTAGTTTAATACTTTTGATATTCTTTAATAGCTTACCTTCGGTTGTTTTACCGTCAAGCGAATCCTTGAGGAATTGGTCTGGATCAGGTGATATAGCCGCGGCATCTGTCATTTTCTTTCTATATCCGTCTATTGGGTCATTTTCATATTCATTGTATAATTTATAGATATCATTATGAATACGGGTCTTGAGGATAGTACCCTCTAAGGTTCTTTCCCAACGATGACCATTAAAATAATACCATTCATCTTTAACATTTACAGAAATAAATTCATCTTTATAATATTCATAAATAACCTTACCAACTAAATAATCAGCATCCGCACCATATCCCACCGAATTATCAATAAAAGTTTTTAAACTCTTTTCTTTCGCTTTAATAAACATTTTTTCATTATCATTTTTAGCCCAAAACATTAATGAAGCAATCCCTAGACGTTCACCACCGTGATCATTATTAATACTTTCCCATTTACTATCACAAACGTGGGGATCATATGATGCCGATTGCCTGCTAAATTCTTTCCATTCGTCTAGTAAATTACGATTAATATTATGAAGACATAATGCTACAGCAAACCAAGTGCCATAATCTTCTGCTCTTTCTTTTGATAAACATTTTACTAATGATTTGACTAATTTTAATTGTTCCTTTTCAACTATTTCAAATGGATTAATTACATTATTATTATCTACATAATATGCTTTACCATAGATATCATCATCTGTTAAATTACTCATATTACTGCTACTCTTACTGCTAGATTTATTTTTAAATGTATTATCAAATTTTTGAGTATATTTAATATTTACTTTATCTCTATAACACATACTAGCTAAATCTAAGATTCTACGTGGATTACTATAATAATAATCTATTTCACTTTCATCGGGATAATCATCTTCACCAATTTTATAAACTTTAGTGACTAAATAAGGTGTTTCATTTGTTTTACCACAACCATAAAGTTGCCACGATGAGAAACTACTATCTAATATACCATTTGTCGTATTATCTGGAGCTATTTCACTACCCTCATCAAAGATATTTTTAATCTGATCTTTTTCTACTATTGATGAAATAATCTTTTTATAAGCCTTTTTATCTAAAATTATATCTGGAAAAATTAAATGAATACCATCCTTGCTTTTAAATTCGCCTTTATTACACGGATAAGGTTTTTCTTTTTCTAATACTAAAACTGTGCCCTTGGATTTATAATCACTTAGATCAATAAATTCTTTCATTTCTTTCCATAAATGTTCAATTAAACTCTCAATCGCATCTTCGGTATAAGAGCGTTCTTCTAAAACACTCTTGTATTGTAAATCAAAATCATATACTAAAGGATGAATATCATTAATCTTTTCTACAAGAGGTATATCTATATTTTCTTGCGATGAAACTATATCATAAAATTCATTTAATTTATCTTTAGGAATAAACCATTTACCACCATCAATAGAAGTAATATTAGATTTCTGTGTAGATTTTTTTGTTAAAACGAATTGTTGTAAAAATTGTTGTAGATTCATCAATAATGAATTCTTTATATTTTTTTCTTTAATTAGTTAAACGGACTCTTTAAATATCAAATTTCTTATCAATTTATATACGTTTCTCAAGTATGAGATATTTATTAAAATCTATAAAATCAAATTTTTAATAATCTAAATAAATAAACCATATTTGAAAATCATTTATAGAAAAGGATATTATTTTAATAAAGATGTCCAAAGACGCAATTAAACGTATAGTTAATAAGGATTTGAAAGAAATTCATAAGATGGAATTAGATAAATTAGGTATTCATATCGAATTTAATGAAGATAATATGTTAAAAGCTACAGCAATTATTATAGGACCTGAAGATACTCCCTATGAAAATGGTCTACTATATTTTATTATAGAATTCCCTATTAATTATCCTTTTTCACCTCCTAAAATTGGATATTTATCAAGTAGTCGTTATAGAATTCATCCTAATTTATATGTAGGTAGAAGTCATGATAATTTTGTAGGTAAAGTATGTCTATCATCTATTAATACTTGGTCTGGACCTAAATGGACAACTGTAATGCATATAGGTAGTATTTTATTATCAATTCAATCATTATTATGTAATGATCCATTACATAATGAACCTGGTTTTGAGAATGAAGTCGGTAAAAGAAATGATTTATATAATACTATTGTAGAATATGATACTTATAATCATTTAATCTTAAAAAATGGATTTGATATTCATCCTATGTTTGAATCATTTAAACCCGTTATCTATGATCATTTACTGAAAAATAAAGATATTATCTTAAAAAAGACTACCGAATTAGTCAAAAAATATCCTAAACCTATAAAGGTTTCACTAAATATTTATAATATTTTGATGAATATTGATTATCCACATTTAGAGAATATTTTAGATGAAAAATATAAACAAATTTGATTTAAAATTATTAATAATTATATCAAATATATAAAGAGATGGAAGATTCTGAAACTCATTTTTGTAAACAATGTCAAAATATGACTTTTCTCTATACAGATGAGGGTAAAAATTTAATACATCATTGTAAAGCTTGCATGTATTCAGAACCTTATTTGAAAAAGAATAATTGTATTTATTCAATTCAATTTAAAAAATATGATAATTCAGAATATATTAATAGTAATCCTTATGTTACTCATGATATCACCCTTCCGAAAATAAAAAATAATCCAAATATTAAGTGCGTAAATCCGGAGTGTATTTCAATTACGGAATCCAAAGAATGTGATATTACATATATTAAATATGATATGGAAAATATGAAATATATATATATTTGTAATCATTGTGGACAAAAATGGAAAAATAATTAACGTCTTCTTCTTCTTTTAGTTTTACTCTTTCTTTTATTAGATTTTCTCCGCTTAGTATATTTTTTACTGTATTTGTGTCTTTTTTTCTTTCCGCCACCCTTGTCACCGCGGGATTGCGAGTATGGTTGGTCCGCCACCTCTACATCAGTATCTCTTAGTGCATTCATCAAATCTGTGATATGAGAAAGGAAATATTTTCTACTTTCTGCCCTAAAAACAAGCGCATCTTCGTGCCCCCCTTCAGTATTACGAGCCGCAAATCCACCCAATTTTTTTTTCTGTGGGGATACTTTTACTGCATAAAGGGGTACTTCTTTATCACTATCAGAACCAAAGCGGATATAATTATTACCATCCGATGTATTTAAGTATACCTTCATTGGTTCCCATTTTGTTCCAGACATAAATGAATATTTATATTCTTGAACCCCATAACTAGTCTCATTTTGTCTCTTCGCATCCTGTTCCTCTCTCTCTCTCTCTCTCTTCTATCTCTCTCTTATGAGAACATGAAGAACATATAGCTGGTTCATAATTAGGGATACCTTTTAATTCAATTCCACACCCCTCGCAGTTGTCATCATAAAACATAAAAGCTCCCGACATATTTTTATAACTTACATTGGAAAAAAAAATAAGATTAATTACAACCACAATCTTCACCTGTAATCATAGTATTAATTTGTGAACCATACATAGAAAAGATAATCGCTAATACAAAGAATAATAATACAACGATTTTAATATCTATACAACCACAAGCATTGATAATTTTTTTTAACATATTTATACTATCTCAAATATTTAAAAATTTGAGTAATTAAATTAATTAATATAATTTTAAGGTTTATTTATTATGAATACATACTATTATACCGATGAGTTACGATTAAAAAATGATATTTTAGAATATAAACGTAAAGAATTATTTTTACCAGTAAAGAAACATAATTGGCATCACGTTTTATATGATTATGGATGGGAAAAAATAAATAAACAATGGATAATTATACTAAATAAATACAGTGAGAATAAAGAAAAGAATTCCAGATACGGTATGATTGATTGTGAAAGGGATGGGGATTGTTTTTTTCATTGTATCGCTAACTCATTAAATGAAAGAGATATAAATACTGGTAATTTTTATGATGCTCAAGATATTCGTAAAATGATATCAGATAATATTTCACAAGATCAATTTGATCTTATGATTACTACGTATCGCATTATGAAAGATGCTGATGATTTTAGCGAGGAATGGGATCCTTATGAGGTATCTACTCTTGAAGATTTTAAAAATACATTAAATACATCGGGTCATAGTTATTGGGGTGATTTCATGTTATTACAGGTACTCTGTGAAATCTTAAAAGTAAATATTTATATTTTAAATACGAATGAATATCAAAATGAATACAATGTATATCATACGATGTGTGAATATAAACGCGATTACGATAATATCTTTTTACTCTTGGAAAATAGTTGTCACTTTAAGTTAATTGGATATTTCGATGATAAGATGATAACTTATTTTAGGAGTGACGAAATACCTATTGAGTTAAAAAAATTATTAGAACGTCATTAGAACATATCGTTATCCTCTATCCTTACCTCTATCCTCTATCCTTACCTCTATTCTTCATAATAAGCTGAATTGTGATCTATGCTGAGACTGTAACCATCTTCATCATCATCTCGCCATTTGAGGAAGCGATTATTATTCAGGGTATCCTCGATGAAATCATTTACCAACACGGTTATTTCTTCTTCGGTTGACGTGTGGTTTGCGGCTTCTTTAAAATTAATGTAAAAATCCGCGAACCGATCGCCAACCAACCCTCTTCCCGAGTACCTATAT